TTGGCTAACATTCCTGATTTGAACACATATCTAGCACTAAATGTAAAGAAGGTTTATAATTATATAGAAAAAGATGGGAAAAAAGGAAAAAAATAGACGATTATGGATGAAGAAGAAGAGAAGAAACCGAATGTTTGGTACGAGCATGGGATACGTCATGTAGTACCTGACAAGAGAAAATTGAAGAACCTGAAACAGAATAAGGGCTTGACAGATGAAGAGTTTGACGATATGTATGCCAAGAAATATCTTAGCATAGAGAAGTCGAATGAATTCGAAAAGAAAATTAATGAAAAACTTCAGGAGTTCGAGAAGGAATATGACCTAACGGACATGAAAGTAAACGATAGGACTTCCTTGAGAGCACTGGTTCAAGCGGTGATTGCTCTTGAAGATTATGAACAGCTCTCATTCCAACTCAGAACTAGAGAAGAGGGAATAGATGCTGATAACATCTATGTCTTTGATAGAGTAAATAAAGTAATGTCTGACCTTAGGGAGGATATAAATAAACTCCAGACAGAACTTAAAATATCAAGGAAGAGTAGGAAATCAGATGCAGATTCTTCTTTCATAGATTATCTTGAATCCGTAAAGGCAAGAGCAAAGAAATTCTACGAAGCTAAAATGCACTATATGTACTGCCCTAAGTGCAAGACTCTTCTAGGAACAATCTGGACTCTATATCCAGAAGAACCAAAGAACAAGATACGTCTGGTATGTAATCGAGAGATAGATGATAATATGAAATGTGATGGTGAAATTGTAATAGGAACAAAGGAACTCCTAGAAAATAAAGGTCATAGTGAACCTAATCTAGTGCCGATAAGGATGGAATAAATGAAACTACTTATTTTTGGTGGTGGAGGAATGATAGGACAGGCTATTGCTAAGAAGCATTTAGCCGAAGGGGATACAGTTTATATTTATGATATGCGTTTGAATCCATACATTGACTACACCAACATGGTAGGAGAGGATGTTACGGGGAAAGATGGTGGTTTGGATTTTGATATTCTATCTCACCAGGCCGCCCTGGTAGGGGTAGGTCAGTCGCAATATGATATCCAGAGATATGTGGATAACAATGTAGGGGTAACATCAGCCATCTTACAGGCCACCCTTCACGCCAAAAAAATGGACGGGAAGATTATTTTTGCTGGTTCTATGGGACCTTACGGAGAAGGGCACGGAAAGGGACCTATAAGAGAAACTCAGAAGCAACATCCCAAATCAATCTATGCGGTGACAAAACAAACCCAGGAAAATCTTATCAAAGTGTTTTCTGAAACATACGGAGTACCTGCCATATCCCTTAGATATTTCTCTGTGTATTCTACTACCCAAACCCCCCTCAACCCACATACAGGAGTTCTATCTATAATCGCTAACAAGATATTGAATAGTGATAAGGTAGAACTTTTAGGTAATGGAGACCAGTACAGGGACTTGATAGAAGTATCTGATGTAGCCGATGCCCACTTCCTAGCTTCAAGACTTGAGTGGAAAGGATTTGATGCTATCAATGTAGGTACAGGAATACCCACAAAGATGGCTGATGTAGCTACTAAAATGGTGGAACTACTCAATCCATTTATGCCTATAGAGTTTGATGGAAAGTATAGAAAGGGAGACATAACCGGAATCTATGCTGACACCAGAAAGATGAACACGAAGCTAGGTTGGAATCCAAAAGTAAAGATAGAGGATGGCATACGTCAATACTGTGAATATATTAATGCTAATAGAGATAAATATACCCTCCACACAGACTCTACCTCAGTGGAAAATCTTATACTTGAATTAAAGGGTCTAATAAAATGAAATATTACTTGAACATAGTGGGAGGTCTCGGGGACATCTTCTGTATGCTTCAAGATAAAGGAAGCACATTATGTGATGCCAGAGAATTACTGGTAAGAGATCCTGAGGCTGAGATAGTTCTAAATGTCTATTCTGATAATCCAGGGACAAGTGAATTATTCAAATATTCTGTATTCAGCGAGGTAAACACATTCAAGCACTCGGAGTTTCCACCCTTACCAGATACTAACATACCACACTTTCCTACATTATTTCCGGAGGATAGACCTACAGGATTGAGTTTAGTACGCCTAGATACTGGTCATCAGGAGGATAGACTTGCACTTTCTTTTATACACGGTACTAATAAGATTTGCATCTTTCATCCATTTACATCTACACCAACTAAACTCATGCCACCCTCCATAGACAAGCAGAAGTTCGTAGATGTGATGATAGACAAATATGGATACAAAGTTATCATGCCATTCCAAACCACAACGGTATACTTTGGATTACCAAAAAGTTTTGACATGGCTGAGGAATTTGACTACTCAAGAAAAGGGCTGATAAAACTCAGTGACTATCTTGACAATATAACCAGAGTTGCTTTCTATCTTACCGTATGCTACGCAAGGAAGATCATAGCCGTTGATTCAGCTTATATAATGTTGAGAAATTGGGTGCTTATGCCAGACCAGCAAAATACTTTAGCATTATTGTGGGAAGGTGCTGAGGAAAGATTCAAGCAAGGTCATTACTTCTATAAGGGATTAGACACCCCTCCGAACATGTATATAACCTATAATAAGATAGCCGATGTAGAGAAGCTATTAGATAAATTTATGGAGATGTAATGCGAGATAGTAAATGCCACCACGACAGACGTATGCCATTAGTGTGTAAGTATAGATGGAAAGGAATGGCTAAAACGAATTACAGGAAACACGGAAGAAGGATGAAATTCAAACTGGAGATAAAATGACAGACCATAATTATATGAAATATTACACAATAAAACAAGGTGATTTAATACTTGACATAGGTGCAACCGATGGAGACTTTGCAAAAGAAATATTTGCCGATCTCGAGAAAAATAATGCGGCTATTGTTTGTGTAGAGCCGAGTGATTGGGCATTTAATTTACTTCGTAAATGGGCAAAAGGAAAAAAATATGTAAAACCATTGAAAGGAGTTGTATCTAATGTTTCTGGTGAAGAAACTGTTATGCTTACTGATTCTGCTGTTCTAAATTATATGACCAAATCAGAACAACATTGGGAGCATAGGGATATAGAGACAGTTAAGGTAACAAGTTATACAATTCCAGATATATTTAGGGATTATGGAAAGATAAGTTTAGTAAAGTGCGATATAGAGGGTGCTGAGAAATTTGCTTTTGATACACTCACCAACACATCTCTTGTGGATAATTTTGCCATAGCCTCCTATCATGTAGTAGATGGAGAACAAACTTGGATTTATTTGAAGAAGTTTTTTGAGGGTTTGGGATACTATACTATGCACGAACACAGGGGCGGGTATGATTGGACAGATATGCTATATGTAAGTATAAATCCTATAGAATGGAAAGGACCATAATATGTTAGGACAAGCAATATCTTTAGATGGATACAAGTACAATGTGATAATTCTAGCTGGTGGGGAGGGATCCAGGATGGGAGGACAATCTGAGTATATTCCCAAAGCTCTTAGTCAGATAGGAAATAAGAGAGCCATAGACTATCTTATTGAGCGTTATATTCCTGTAGCTCATAAGTTTATCATAGGTATATGCAAACACGCAGACCTACTGCAAAGTTACATTGAGGGCAGGTTCAAACCTATTCCCATAGAATTTAGTAGGGAGGACACACTTCATAATAACGCTATATCTCTTATGTTTTGTTTAGACCATGCTGATATCAGGTATGGAACTATAGTCCTTTTCTGTGATTTACTTACTATTGGAAATCCAGTCATAGAGCCAGACTCTGTTCTAGTGGCTACCAAGGACACTCATGGAGTCATAGGAACATTCCGGCACTATGTAGTGAATATAAATGGGGAAGATGTACTCGATACCGGACAGGATGGATTTCCTTTGGGTGTGGATTGTGATAAAAGAGGTATCTTGGGTTACTTTGTTTTTCAGCAAACAAAATTACTGAAGAGCATAGTTTACTCACAAAGATTTCCAAGTGACCTGACATATGATTTCTTATTTGATTACATGGGTAAAACTCATGTAAAGTTCATACCCGCCACCACCGTATATGAATTTGGTAATAGTAATGACCTTGAAGAGGTCAGAAAGAAGTGGGAAGATGCTTAATATAAATACGGACGGAAGAAAGACCATTTTTATGGATGTAGACGGAACTCTAGTAGAACATAACTATGATCCAGAGAATGACCCGGAAGTTCTGCTAGAAAAGACTATCCAGTATCTGCATAGGCACTCGGATTGTTGTATAGTACTGGTAACGGCTAGGCGAGAAGAACATTTGAGGCCTCTTGTAAGGATGTTGGACTTACTTGGGATAAAGATTTTTGGATATATGTGTGGTATTCCTACGGGGCAACGTATCCTGATAAACGATTATAGGGGAGATCACATGATAGAGCCTACAGCCGTAGCTTTGAATGTTCCCAGTGGAGAGGGTGTGAATGATACAGCAAATTGCGAGTTTCATAAACAATGGTGTAGCTAAACTTGTGGGGGTAACGGGAAGAGCTGGGTGTGGAAAATCAACTCTTTCCACGGGACTTGGATTTCCTACCTACCACATAGATTCTGCCTTTATAGGAGACTCCACCTTTCGTAAAGAATTAATGGAAAGCAAAAGAAAAAGGTCTGTAGAATCTCTACAAGACATGGCTAACCAGTATAATTGGTGGAATTGGGATCTTGTAGAAGAGGGAGTAAAGGTCCTAAAGAAGTACAGCAAGCCAGCATTAGTAGAGGGAGCAATCCTAGGACCTCCAGCAATCATAAATATGCTGGATGCAATACTACTTATAGAGATACCTGATGACCTTAGGGAAGCTAGAATAGTTGCAAGAGATGTATGGAAAAGGTCTGATCAAGAAATCAAGGATAGGCTTTTTCTAACTAATGCTTATGAATCCAAATACTATGAATGGTTACTATTATTTTATGGTAGTAAGATTTACAGGATAGACGAGGAGTATAACTTTATATAATGAATACTATTATTAGATGTCATGTAAAGAACCAGGAAAGATTGGGAGGACTCCAACGAGAGCTACAAAGTTGGATAGATAAAAAGATGTTCAACTTAGGAGACCTTTATGTAGTAGATGATAATTCTCCGATGCAGGAAGAAGTAAGGGCTATGTGCATACTGGCGGGAGTAACAGAATTTATTCCTGCAAAAGGAAAGCCGGATACCAAGAATGGACTATACTATTCTTTACTGGCTAATAGAGACTGGTCTATCAACGAGTCACTTTTTTGTGTTGATGATGCCGTTTTTGGTAGTGGAATTGCGGATAGACTACTAAAATATACAAAGGAAGAGAAGGTTCATATTCCAAATAGAGGATTAGTGGGACTCTTTGCTTGTTATGAGGACGACACCAGAACTAAGAATAAGGTAGAAAATACTGACCTATGGCAAATTCCAACCAACATATTGTATGCTCTTGTAGCCCATGTATTTTCTATAAACCTGAGAGACATCCTAATCTGGTATTGGGAAAAGGTTCTTGATGGTAAGATAGAGTACCCCGCTATGTGTGATGATATGTGGGTAAAGATGGTATGTAGGAAATACGAATTAAATTGTTATAATACTATGAAAGACTATGCTCAACATGAGGGAGGAAATAATAGAACCTTTGGTGAGTCTACTTCTAATAGTCAATATCAAACTAAAATGTTTGTAGGAGAATAAAATGTTTTATCTGCAGAATCCTGAGGTGCATACACATAAATGCCAATCATAGAGAAGATAACCCAGGAGGACCTCATACTCTATGAAATTTTTAAGAACCCCGCTTTGTTCGGGGAATTTGTGCTTAACATAGATAGTCAGATTGGGGACGAGGAGTTCATACTAACAAATTATCAGAGAGAGTTCATGTTGGATTTCTCAGAGTACGTCTCTTTCTGCTGTGCTAGGGCAGTGGGGAAAACCGTAGCAATATCCCTCCTTATACTTTGGGCATTGATTTTCAATATCTTTCCTAATGATTATATAATCTATACTGTTCCAAACAAGGTTCACCTTGAGCCAGTATTCACTACCCTTTCGAGATTACTACGTTCTAATTCGATTCTAAAATTATTCATAGACCCAAAGGGAGGAATAAACAACTCCGATTTTTCACTAAAGTTGCTGAATAACACAAAGCTAATGTGTCGTATTGCAGGTCAGTCTGGTACAGGTGCAAATGTTATCGGTCTACACAGTCCTTATGTTCTCCTGGATGAGGCTGGTTATTACCCAGTTGCTACATTCAATGAACTTCAACCCGTTATTAATACCTGGGAAAGAGGATATAAGTTACTTGTATCTGGAGTTCCTACCGGAGTAAGAGAGAATAATGTTTTATACCATTGTGATAGGGAGAATAATAACTATACAAAACATAGAGTATCCGCCTTTCAAAACCCAAGATTTGCAGAAAAGGATAGGCTAAGAGCCATAGACCAATATGGTGCTGAAGATGCTGACGAGTACATTCACTCAGTTCTTGGACAACACGGTAAGCCAATTTTCTCCCTATTTGATAGAAGTACCTTTCAGATTCAACCCTATCCTATTTATAAGATAGTCATAGATGGAATTAGAGAATCAGAAAACATTATGGATATGATGGCTAAGATAGCCATGATACCTCCCATAAAGGATGAAAGAACCGACAGGATATTTGGCATAGACTTGGGATATACCGAACCTACCGCCATATTTATTATGACGTTGGATGATATTGGAAGATTGAAATTTCATGCCAAGATACAATTATCAAAGGTATCTTACCCACTTCAGGAAAGAATCATAGACCTATTAGATTCCAGATTTAATCCATCTATTATAGGAATGGATAAGGGAAGTGCAGGTATAGCCGTAATCCAAGACCTGCTAGAACTAAAGGAATATGTACATAAGGATTACAAAAAGAAAATAGTTCCGATTGATTTCTCTGCCTCAATGATACTTGGTCTTAACACGGAAGGAGAGGAAATAAAATCGAAAACAAAGCCATTTACAGTATCTGTATTACAGGACTATACAAATAATGGTAGAATAGTTTACACATCTACCGATATGGAGATGATAGTGGAGTTGGAAAGAATGACATACACTAAAACTGTAAATGGAGAGATAGCATATAGAACCCTTGCGACCAAGGGAGGTAAGAAGGGAGACGACCACTTTACATCAGCCCTGTTGTGTGCGGCCACTTCTTATTATTTAATGAACGAGTTTTCTTTCTCCAGAAGGGAGAAGAAAAAATTATTCAAACCCTCATGGGTATAGAAGAGGAATTAAAACATGACAAAAGCAAAAGTAATGGGGTTTCAAAAAGAGACCCTCAACGAAGAAGAGGCTGGTAAGAAGCTCAGACAATCCAGGGCTGAGTTTGTTTATGCGGAAAATCCAGCAAAGATAGTCAATCCTTGGAACGTGAAGCCCCTAAATGCTCCTATTGTAGACCAGCCAAAGTTTATCACATTGGTAAACCAGTGCAGATTCTACTACAAAAAGGATGCTCTTACCTCTACCACAATCAATAAACTTGTGGAGATAGGAATCAATGACCTTGAATTTTCTAAGAATGGTCTTAGTGATAATGAATTCAGGGTATTTACGGGACTAAGACAGCAGTTACTTGACTTTGCCGAAGAGATGGCACTAGAATTCCTATTATCAGGTCTTATTGTTCCAGAATTCAAGTATATGGTAAAGCCAAAAGAAGATGTACAGAGGTTGGGAGTAAAGAAATACACCTCTTTGACCCTTCCAGACAGTCTTTGGTTGAGGGATCCGACTACAATTGAAATAAAAAAGACTATATTATCCAATAAACCCTCATATTATGTTATAATACCAGATGATCTTAGTTACTTTATTCTACATAAAGGTAAGTATCCCGATGGAACAGAAGATCCTAAACTATGGGCATGGTTACAGGCAGCATATCCTAAGTTTGTGGCGGATATAGAGGCGGGTAAGACCAAGGTGTTACTTGATAACCCCTATATTGTAAGAAGAAAGGTCATCCAAGATTCACCCTATCCAGTTCCATACCTTTCAGCCGCTATAGACATACTAGACCACAAAAGAAATCTTAGAAAAGCTGACTACTCCATTGTTACAAAGGTAATTAGTTCTATTCTACATGTAAAGGTAGGTAGTGACGAGTTCCCCCTAACAGAGGGAGAAGAAGATTTACAACGTCTAAAGGATGTTAAGGACCAACTAAAGTGGAGAACTACTTCCTATAACACAGTAGAAAACATCTTCCAGTTCTTCACAGATCACACCGTAGAGATGAAGTGGGTATTCCCTGATGTAGAGCTTCTTCTAAGTGATGCAAAGTATAAGGAAGTAAATCAAGAACTTATCTTTGCACTAGGTTTTCCTAGGACACTAATTGCAGGTGAGTCGGAAAGAAGCAATGCTTCAGACCCTCAGTATGCGGCAATTGCTCCTGTAAAGACAATGGAAAACTTCAGAGGTAAGATACTTGATATTTTACAGCAGGTAGTTTATGATATTTCTACCAAGAACAATTTTGCAGCAGTTCCTGGTATTTCATTCAAACCAATAAATCTATACGATTTCAAGATCTACCTAGATGCTATGCAGATGCTATTGGACACTGGTTCACTAAGCAGAACCTCACTTGCAAAGATATTTGGTTACTCATTCAATGATGAATTGGAATTGAGGACCGAGGAACAACAAGCACTAGAAGATTCTGGTGTACCAGAATTCCAGCCTACCCCAAATAGTAGACAGCCAGATATCGGTACTCCAACTACTAAACCACCAAAGAAGCCAGCACCCGCTAAAAAACCGGCTTCGGGACAATAAACTATGACAAAAAACGGTATAATAAGCACTAAACTCACAAATGTAGTATTATTGAACTTAGATGAGGATACTGAATTCTCAGAAATAAAGGAAGCATTTTCAGCTACGATATCCAATAATCAAACTATTTCTTGGGCTAAGTTCATCCTAACAGATGATCAGCCTAATGAGAATAAGATGAGGATACCACAAGAAGAATTCAGTAATCTAATCAAGACTGGTACTTATATGCCGTTCAAGATGGCATATGAGAAACCAAAAGATGGACACGAAGAATCATATCCATTAGGCGTTATAGCACAATTGAAACAATCTGGGAATCAAATAGTTGCTTTAGCTGCCCTTTGGCGTAGAGAGCGAGAGCAGGACATAGATTATCTAAAGACCTGTATCGCTGAGAAAATACCTGTAAATGTCTCTTGGGAAATCTTACATGAGGACTCAAAGATTGACGAAGCTGGCATAGAAGACCTTATCGGAACGTCTCTGCGAGGGGTTACTATAGTCGGCAGACCCGCTTACGCTGGAAGAACTCCAGTATTGCAGGTAGCATCAAAAGACAAACAGGATTCTAACTCGGAGGAAAACACAGTGGAAGAGCTTGAAAAACTACAGCTTAGAGTCTCTGAACTAGAGGCAACTTTGGCAACTAAGGATACAGAACTAATCGCAAAGGATACTTTGATTACTGAAAAGGAAACAGAGTTAGCTTCTTTGCGTGAATTCAAAACCTCAATCGAACAGAAAGAGGCCGCAACAGCCAGGTTCCTGGAAGTAAAGGAACTCTTTAGCAAGTCAGGTATTGAAAAACCCGACACTTATTTTGAAGAGAATAAGGAAAAATTATTGGGCATGGAAAAGAGTGATCTTGAGTTCATGCTCCAGGAATTGGTGGCCTTTTCTTCAACCCAAAAGAACGCATCCAAGAAAGATGCAGAGGGGAATGAAATTCCCGACCTTACTGGGGACGCACCAAAAGAACTAACAATTAAGGATCTTGCTGACGAATTACGCAAGGGTTCCTAATCGGAGGAATAAATAATGGAGATCAATAGATTTGATAAAGTTCAGGGTGTTGTAACTACTGAAGATATTGTCGAAGGACGTTTTGTAGTTTTAGGACAGCACTCTGAGACTCATGACTTCGGAAGTAGGGAAGATTTGCTTGGGGCAAAAAAGCCACATACTACTGAAGATGGAAAGAGAGCTAAGTATATAATTACTTGGCCTGTAAGCAACGGTCAAACCCCAATTTACCAGCCACTACCTTCCTATGACTTCTCATTGAGACAGGGATTTGGTGACGATGCCAACGTACCTTTCGATGCGAAAGTGTACTTGACCTACCCAGGTTATACTGACGGGGCAACAATCCCATCAGGAAGTCTAGCATTAGCTTTCACCGAAGGTGTGTTCACACTTCCTTCAGGAAGCTTTATCTATGGTGCTGACATTATCAAAAAGGGTGCTGCACTTGTTGTATGCACCGAGGACGATGATGGTGGTGCTTCATACGCTGGTAAACTAAAGTATGCTGCTGCATTGGCAGTAGGTGTGATTGGATTTACTGAGAGTTTCGATGCCAGTACATTCAAACTAACCGTAAGAGTTGAATAAACTTTTTTGGAGGTATTAAAAACATGGATGAAAAAATAAGGGAGAGTATTGCTTCTTTAATGAAAGATAGAGGACAGAGAGAGAAGCTTGCTCAATTACTTGTAGAATATATACAGCCTCATCACTTAACTGTGGACTTCATCAGTTTGCTCTTGAATTCAAGGGCTATGAATGTTGGTGATGTCCTAGTAAAGAAAGTACGCAAGGGAATTAAAGTTCGTACCCTAGTACCTGGTTCCATTCACCTAAAGAATGAAATCACCGTAACAGAGAGATTGAACTGGATTCTTGATGGTGCTGATGTAGGTATCAATGCTAACCAATGGGAACTAGATTCAGGTGAACTAGGAACCGTTCAGAGCATGAGAACAGAGATGGAAGCAAAGCTTCGTGACTACTACCTAGGAAAGGTCTTTACATTGCTATCAAGCGTGTGGACTGTAGGTAATACTCCTGATAACTATGTAGCAGGTGGATCAACCATTACCAATACCGTACTTGAGGCTGCTATAGATCAGGTTAACGCAACTGGTGGTGGAGTAAAGGCTGTTATCGGCTCAAGAGCCGCAATGACCCCAATTACTAAGTTCGCAGCTTTCTGATCAGATGGTACAAAT